TTTTTAGTGAAGAAGAAGGACAGGATGTAATAGCGGCTTTAGCTAATGCACACTTTGTCTTTAGAACTTCTCATGCTAACGACCCCTATACATCTGCATGGCAGGAAGGTCAAAGAACTGTAGTAATGGAGATTATTAATCTCGTTGGTGCAGATTTAGAAGCCATAAGGAAAAGAATTGACATGCAGGAACAGGCTCGTGTAGAAAGACGAGCATAACCCTAACAATAAATAGTTATGTCAGAAGAAGCAATGGCTCCTGAAGATACAGGGCAAGCTGATAGTGGCGAATCTTCGGCTTTAGCATTTAACCCATCCTCTATGCCAGAAGGCTTAAGGGATGAACCTAGCCTCCAAACATTTGACTCTGTAGATAAACTCGCTAAGTCCTACGTTAATGCAGTCAAGAAGATTGGAGGAAACCCCGATAATCTCATCTCCCTTCCGCAAGAAGGGGAAAGTTGGGATGGTCTATACAATCAACTAGGAAGACCAGAACGTGCTGATGGCTATGATTTTGGTGAGGACGATGAGGGGATTCTTGATTTCTACAAGCAATTCTCACATGAAAATGGTCTAAGCCAAGAACAAGCTGAAAACATTCTAGGTCTTTACAGTGACATACAAGAGGATGAATTTAACGATCATGAGCAAAGTATTAAGGATTTGGAAGTCCAGACTACCATTGATCTGCAACGTGAATGGGGCAGAAATTTTGATGGTAACATGGATTATGCCAAAAGAGCTTATGCTCAATTTGCTTCTCCAGAATTGTCAGAAGTTTTAGATGGAACAGGTCTTGGTAATCATCCTGAAATGATCAGGGCTTTTTCTAAAATAGGACAAATGCTAGGAGAAGAATCACTTGCGGTAGGTACTGGATTGGGTAGAACCCAACAATCTCCGCAGGGAGCGCAGGAAGAAATTCAGGCTCTTTATGCTGATAAGGATTTTTCGAAATCATATCGTGATAATCGTGATCCTAATCACCAGACTGCAATGAAGAAAATGGATAGGTTGTTTAAGGCGGCATATCCAAATCAAAGAAGAGTAAGATAGTTTCACCCCTCCATCGTGGAGGACAAGCCGAACAAGATATAATAAACAGACAAGCATCTGCCCTGTTGAAAAATATCTTGAGACCCTTTATGGACAATCTCTAGGTAAGAGTGAGTTTAACTTTATGCACATAACGTGCATGAGATTTCTATAAAAGGTACAATATGGCTAATTTTTATGATATTGAAACGTCGTATATACATCGCTATTCTGCTGATGTATTACATGCGCTTCAACAAAAGACTACCCGGTTACGTAACTTTGTAACCAATAAGCCAAACTGTCAAGGTGTTGCCGAGTTCATTGATAAGATCGGAACTAACGAAGCACTAGATAAAGTTGCACGTTTTGCAGATTCGCCAGTACAGGCAATATCCCATCAACGTAGGAGAGTGTCAGCACAACCTAAAAATGCTGGATTCTTTGTAGAGGGTTTTGATACTCGTAGAATGAACTACGATGTGTTCCAACCTTATGCAGAAGCTACGTCAATGGCTATGGCTCGTAAGATGGATACTGTAATTATTGATGCCGCATTTGGTTCTGCTTATGAATCAGATGGTGGTGTAATGGACGGTGCAACCGAGATAGTTTGGAATTCATCTAATTTCCCAAATCAATTTATTGATGTTGATTTTCAAGTAGGTACTGCAACTGTTGACTACAGTGGTATTGATAATGCGGCTAGTAATCGCAGGACATTATCAATCGACAAATTGTTAAAAGCTCGCAGAATTCTGTCTGAAAATGAAGCTGATCAATATGATGAAGGTGGTAATCCACTATATTTCATTGTATGTTCTGCATCTCAGATAGAAGCTCTACTCCATTCAACAACAATTCAAAGTGCGGATTATAATAATATTCGTGCATTGGTTGAGGGACAAACCAATTACTTTGCAGGGTTCCAGTTTATACGGCATGAAGGTATGCCTACATCTGGAACAGGTGATACGCTGACAGAGCAAGTGTTAGCATTCCATCCTCAAGGTTTGGCTTTCTGTTCTTGGGAAGAACCTATAACTGAAATTGAGCGACGTTCTGACAAATCGTTTGTTCCATATGCATATTTTGAAATGGATATTGGTGCAACTCGTGTTTGGGAAGAAATGGTCATTCAAATTGACTGTTTCGTAACAGCTTAACCCAAAACTTGAAAGGACAATATGGCTAATGTATATGCAGTAGATTATGCAAAACGATTTTCAACCCTTCCAGCAAAGCTAACTAATGTAGCTACGCAGGGTGGTAGAATGCGTGTTTTGTATGACACTTACACAGTAGTAACGGCAACAGCCCAAAATGACGTTGTATATTTTGGTAGATTACCTCCAGATTGCAAGGTATGGGAAGTTGCAATTCAAACTTCTGCTACATTAGGAAGTAGCGCAACAATTGATGTCGGCTGGCAAGCTGTATCTGCAACCGCTACGGCGGCAAATACAGACCTTGATGGTTGGCATGATGGTATATCTGGTGAAACAGCCCTCTCTTTTTGGAAGGTTGGTGGAGCTTCAACTGCATCAGGGAATAAGGGAATTGCAATTGCCCCTACGTCTATTCCTGATGAAGCAGATATAGTTGCAACACTTCTTGGGGTTGACCCAAATGCAGATGTAGTAATTAGTTTGATGTGTCACTATTCAATTGATTAACATCAATTAATAATCGGGGGTTGGGAAACTAGCCCCCATTTCTAACAGTTTATTATGGATAAAACTGGTATAGCTAACCTTGCCTTGAGTAATCTAGGTGAAGCTAGAATACAATCTCTTACCGAAGATAGCTCCAGAGCCAGAGCATGTAATGCAAGGATGGATAATGTATTAGAATCTATCCTAAGAATGCATGTCTGGAACAGCGCATTAGAAAGACAAGAATTAGTTCGTGGAGAAGAGCCTATCTTTGGTTGGAACTATTCTTATCAACTTCCTGCTGATTGTATTAAAGTTGTTGAAGTTGAACCTGTATCCAAATTTCAGGTTGAGAAGAAATATCTCTTATCAAATGAAACATCCTTATATCTCCTATATGTAGCAACTCCTACCGATATTAATAATCTTGATTCCTTACTTGCAGAAGCTGTAGCAATGAAACTTGCAGTAGAAGTTGCAGAAACACTAACAAGCAAGCAGGGATTAAAACAGGAAATGATGCAAAAATATGTAATATCTCTCCAAGAAGCACGATCTGCTAATTCCAATGATAGAACTCCAGAACACAGGGAACGCTCTTCGTGGCTTGATTCTAAAAAAGGTAGATATTCTGTTACACATAGAACTTTTAATACTCCTACTATTGGGTATGAAGTTGATATGCAAGCATGGAAAACTAAATGAAGTATGAATTTCTTCAACCTAAATTTACAGAAGGTGTATTAGCAAAAAGTCTTCAGGGTCGTTCTATTGAAGAGTTTTACCATTATGGGTACAAAAGCTCTAAGAATATGATTCCTGTGCTGTCAGGGCCAGTTGTTAAACGCCCCGGCACTAATTTTATAGAAGAACTGAAAGACCCTACTGCTATTTTCATTCCCTTCTTTAAAGATAAAGATAATACCTACATACTAGAACTAGGTGTTTATTCTTCCACAGGATATCTCCGAATCTGGTCACAAGATACATTATTAAAACAAAGAACAGGTACTCCCGGTACTACACATGCAACTAATATATATGAGTCTGCAAGTACAATCCCTTGGACTGCCGCACAACTTCTAACATTAAAGTTTACTCAAAGTGGCGACATAATCTTTGTTTGCTGTCCTGATAAAGAACCTTACCGAATATTTAGAACTCTAGTTACTTCTGGAACCAGATCAGCAGATGACAGTCTTTGGACTGTTGATGAATTTGTGATGACAGATGGGCCTTATAAAGCTATTAATGTCTGGTCAGAAGATGATGTAGCTAAAAGATTTAGTTTAAAACTTGTAACTGAACCAACTGTAGGTTCTAACCGAATAGAGGTAGGAACAGTAGAATTTAATACTGTAGATGATTCCCTAGTATTAGCTAATCATGGATTGCAAACTGGACAAAAAATAGCATTAAGAGCAAGTGGAACTGGTTGGGGCAACGTAAGACAGCGTACAGGATCAGGTTCAGCAAGTGATACACAGACAAAAATGAATGATGCGGCAACTGATACTGGAACAGATGTATTTAATTTAGATGATCGTTTTATTGTTTCTTCTACTGGCACAAGTTTTCAATTTGCTGATTCTGATGGTGATGCAATAAGAAAATTTGAATTATATGAAGCTGATCCTG